GTACCGCCATTTAGGGCTGATAGTACTGTAAGAGGTCTGCTTAATAAAGATTTAAGAAATTTAGCAGTTGATCCAGTACAAGATCAAGTTGGTACAACACCGGGTAGCCGTGGTTTTATTCCTAATATAGATAGAGAAATGGAATCACTACGAGCACAACAAGGTAGCCTTGCTGCCGGTGAAGCAATGATGGGAAGCCCTCCTACTTCTGGACGGGGTGAACTTGGAGATAATCGAAGTGTTCTTGGTGATGTTCGACAAGCTATGCAAAACCAAGGAGACTTAGATGTTTTAAAAATGGACTCAGCATCAAAAGCTTTTGATAGACTAAATGTAGAAGAAAGAAAAGTAGAAGAACGTAATCAAAGAATTGCAGATGTAGTCACACAAGATGCACAAGCAATTGGAAGAGAAAACTCACCAGAAGAACGTGCGGAAGTTTTAAACAAAGAAACAGTTACAGCCTATGATGCACAGTATCCAGATACTCCTATTGAAGAAAACCTTGAAGAATTTAAAAGAATTCAAGAACAAATTTATTCAGAAACATATGAACAAATATTTAAAAAACAAGGGTTAAGTGAAGACGAAGTAGGGCTTGTTGTTGATCCTAATACTGGTTTGTTTACAGCGGTGCCAGAGCCTGAAGCGCAAGAAACATCCTATGAAGCTAATCCTCGTCGAGTTAAATACATTCAAGAAAATATAGATGATCCTGATACTCTTGATTTTGCAAACTTTTTAATTCGTTTAGAAGAAAACGATGAGATAGGCAAGTCACAACGTAGTGCTATTAAACGTCTTACGGGTGAAATAACCCAACGCTCTACAATGGGAATGCCGCTAACAAAAGAAATGCTTTCTAAGTTACAGGAAGATTCTCGTTTTAAGGGAGCCTTTAATGCTATTAATAGAATAAAGGATGACGATCCAGAAATTTTAGAAAATGTTTTTAATGCTATGGAAGTTGCAGGAGCTATTCCAATGCTTGCTCCTGTCGGTAGAGGTGCGTTACTAGCAAGAGCAGGGGTAAAGGGTGTTCGTAATTTATTGGGATTAGCTGCTAAAAGTAAATCGCCAACAACAGGTGGTTTTAAGGCAACAGCCCAGAGATCAGCACAAGCAACAGGTCCGGGTAGCGGAGGAGTTGTATTTACAAGTCAGCAAGGCGGTAGAACAACAGCTACTGTTCAAGTTGTTAAAACTAGACCAGGAGTAGTAACTAATGTTCCTAAAGGAACTAAAGCAGGACTACGTCGTGTTGGAGACAAGTTTGCTGAACAACCAAGAAAAGGAACTCGTGGGAACCTTAGAGCAGAAAATGCTCCTGCACCTTTAGGAGGAAACAGAAAAGCAGTACTCTTTGCAGTTCCTTTTGATAATTCTAGTGAAGAAGAAATAGAAGCTTCAACAGAAATTCAAAACAATGCACTTAATTATATTATAGGTTTAGAAGACTTTAGTAACAAACCTTATAAAGATGGAGATGCAACGTCTATTGGTTTTGGAACAAGAGCAGAAGAAGGTCAACAAAGTATTACAAGAGATGAAGCTGCTCAAGAAGCACAAGTATACTTAGAAAAAGAAGTTTATCCTGAAATTGATTTCATTCAAGAAAATGGTTCGCGCAGTTTAAACAAACGTCAAATAATAGCTCTTTCTTCATTAATCTATAATGTTGGTTCAACTGCATGGCGTAAATCAAAAGCAAGAGAAGCATTGCTTGCTGGTGATATGGAAACATTTAAAGAAGAAGCCTTTTCTGGACCAAACGCATTTTTAACTAAAAACCCTTCCTTTCTTGCTGGACTTAAAAACAGACGAGAAAAAGAACTGGCGCTTTTTGAAGATGATAGACCTCGCGTTCCGGTAGGATAAACAATGATAGGTTTAGGAATTGTTGGCAATCTTCTTGGCGGTGTACTTAACGTAGCAACAACGCATCTTGAAAGCAAGGCTGTTGTTAGAAAAGCTAGGGGAGAAGCTGAAGCAGAAGTTCTAAAGACTGTTGCAACCCACGAGAGTAAGTGGGAGATGGCAATGGCTAAGTCTTCTGGTGACTCTTGGAAAGATGAGGCATGGACTATTCTTTTTATTGCAGTAATTGTTGGTTGCTTTGTTCCTGGTCTTCAAGTTCACATCGAGCAGGGTTTCTATGTACTATCTAACTCTACACCCGAATGGTTTCAATACGCTGTGTATATGTCAATAGCTGCAAGCTTTGGTGTACGTGGTCTTAAAAGATTTACTAAGTAGTATGGATTTAGAAATTCTGTTTGACCAGCTTAAAGACTTTGAAGGTTTAGAACTTAAACCCTATCGCTGTACATCTAATAAGTTAACTATTGGTCTTGGACGTAATCTTGAAGACAACGGTATCACTGAGGAAGAAGCTTACTATCTAGCCACCAATGATCTTGATAATCTAATGGATGAGCTAGATAGAAAGATTCCTTGGTGGGATGACTTAAACGAACCACGCAAAAGAGCTTTACTAAACTTGGCGTACAATGTAGGTACTCCAACTTTAATGAAGTTTAAAAAGACACTAGAGCATTTAAAGAATGGACTCTACACAGAAGCCTCTGAAGAAGTTCTTCAAAGCCGATGGGCTGATCAGGTCGGACGAAGAGCTACTTTTATTTCAGAGGTATTCAAAACAGGTGTAGACGACTAACTGACGGCCACCTAGCGTAAGCTGGCCCCGTCAATAACAAACCAACGTGGCTACCCAAAGTTCTCACTTTGGCCCCAAGGAGGTATACATGACTAATCTCGATGAAGAAAGAAAACTATATCAGAATGACTACAGGCAGAATCTTTTAGAAGAGGATGCTTCAGAGGAAACAGAGGAAGATACGGACCCTTCTGAAAAAGAAGCTACTTCGTTTATTGATGCTGATAAATCTGGTAAGACAACACACGACTATAAGAAGCGTTATGATGATTTGAAAAAACATTATGACATAAAAGTAGAAGACTTTAAAAAGAGTAAAGAAGAATATGAAGCAAAGATTACTAGCTTTGATAATCCAACTTTACCAGCAGGTGCGACTTCTCAAGAGATGGAATCTTTTAGGGAAGACTATCCTGATGTTTACAAAGCGATGCAAACAATTTCTGCTCAACAGGCTGAAGAGAAATCTAAACAGCTTGAAGAAGAGATTGCTTCGCTTAAAGAAAAAGAAGTACATTTAGTTCAGGAGCAAGCTAAGAAAGAACTTACTGATGCTCACCCTGATTTTTTTGAACTTCGAGAAGCAGAAGATTTTCTACAGTGGTTAGAAGAGCAACCCGTTTCTATTTCAAATGGTATTACTCAAAATAATACTGATTCTAAATGGGCTGTTCGTGTTGTTGATCTGTATAAAGCTGATAAGGGATTAGTTAAGTCCAGAAAGAAGCAGTCAAAATCTAACGATAAAGCGGCTGACTTTGTTCCTACAAAGAACAAGGTTGTCACAAATACTAAGACTGAACGTATCTGGACTACTGATGAAATTTCTCGCCTACGCCCAGACCAATTTGATAAACTAGAAAAAGAATTGGAGCAAGCTAATCGAGAAGGAAGAATTAGACCTTAACTTAACATAACATTTTAGGAGATAACTATGGCTTATGCTGGAGCAGCCGGTTACGAAAATCTACCTAACGGTAATTTCGTACCTGCTATTTATAGCCAAAAGGTTCTAAAATACTTCCGTCGTGCATCGGTTGCAGAAGCAATTACCAATACCGACTATGCGGGAGAAATTGAGAACTATGGCGATACCGTGAAGATTATTAAGGAGCCGACGATTACGGTTTCTTCGTACACTCGCGGTTCTACGATTAACGCGCAAGACCTTACGGACGCTGAGATTACTCTCACGGTCGATCAGGGCAACTACTTTGCCTTTAAGGTTGACGACATTGAAGAGCGTCAGAGTCACGTAAACTTTGAGGCGCTTGCTACTTCTTCGGGTGCGTATGCGCTCAAGAAGTCCTATGACTACAATGTTCTAAAGGCTATTGCTGACGGTGCTACTGCCGGTACTGGTCTTGGTTCTGCTGGTTCTGCTATTTCTGGCAACACTGGTGACGAGCTTGCTAACTACATTGCTAAGTTTGCTCGCCTTCTTGACGAGGAAGATGTTCCTGAAGAGAACCGTTGGTTTGTGGCTCCGCCGCAATTCTACGAAGTTCTTCGACAGGCTGATTCCAAGTTGATGGATGCGAGTGTTACGGGCGAGTCGATGAGTCCCCTTATGAATGGTCAAGTTACCAATCGTAAGGTTCATGGCTTTACTCTGTATCAGTCCAATGCAATGGTTGTTGGTTCACTTGGTACGGCAGCGACGGCTACGTTTGGTCCTGTTGCTACTAGTGGAGAATCTTTTGCTCTTGCTGGTCATATGAGTGCAGTTGCTACTGCCTCTGCGATTGCTAAGACGGAAGTTGTCCGCGATCCTAACAGCTTTGCTGATATTGTTCGTGGCCTTCACGTTTTCGGACGCAAGGTTCTCCGTGGTTCTGGCGATGGTTTTACTGGCGCGCTCGTCGGTGTAACCGACCTAGACAGTTAAAGGAGGACATAGAAAATGGCTACTTATAACTATACTTCTAGTACGGGCGGCACGGCTGGACATCCATCCAATGCTGCTGTTCCTTATGTCATTACCTCACAGGTTGTTGACGCGGTTGACAACACTGATCTTGCGGGTGCTGACGTTGTTCAGCTTATTGATATTCCTGCTGATTCGATGATTATCGGTGGGTGTATTGAAACTCTTGAAGCTTCTGGTAATGCACAGGTCACGTTTGATGTGGGCTTTACTGGTGGTGATATTGATGCACTAGTTGACGGTGGCGTGTCTAACGCTGCTGCTGGCGTTCAGTTTACTCTGAAGGCTGCTGGTACTGGTAATATCTCTACTGCTGCTGATACACTTGATCTTCTTGTGCTTGATGGCGGCTCCTCGAAGACGACTGCTTGGCGTTTCCGCGCTCACGTTGTTCTTGTGGATATTTCAAAGAACCCGATTAATGCTCTTGCGACGGTCGCAACGGGTACGTAATCTAACTAAAGGTTTTGCAGGGTTCCGTATAAAAACCCTGTCCCTTTTTGCTATGTTCAATTTATGGGGTATATATGTTTTTTCTAAAAGTACTAGACGAAGATGCGCTAAAAAAGTGCAATGTTACATTTAAAGATAAAGACTACGATAACGGAAACCTTACTCAACCTCTAAGCAAACACTACAAAGTAAAACAGAACGAGCAAACCTCTGCTGTTCCTGAAGACACTAAAAAGTATTTAGTTAATCTAC